TTGAACCGCCAGTTGTACCACCAGTTAATGTTGCAAGAATAGCTGCAACGTCTGTGTCAAACTTAGCTGATACGCTGTTACCAAGAACACGACCAATTTCATTTGGATCTACGTTACCTAAGTCACGTACAACAGAACGTGCTGCGTACAAGTTAGCAACGATTGTGTTCTTAGTGTCTGCAGAAAGAACAGAATCAATGTCAACACCTGGTGCTGCTTCTGCGTTAATTTTAGTAGCTGCGACAGCTGCTAATTCTGGAACCTGTAGTACACCGTTTGGTGCGTTTACGACAGGAATAAGTTGTCCGCCTAGGAACAGTGAACTCTCGTGAGCTGCGAATACTGTTGCGGCTTTGGCTGGGACAAATAGTGCATCAGTATTGATGCCTGATGTATATGCTGAATTTGCCATTTTAAATCTCCTTGATATTTGGCTTTAAATTAAACCCTTTGAACGGGCGTCTTTATATAATTGTCTATGTTCTGGCTTTGACAAATCTAAACTAGATAAATCAAATCCACCACTAGACGCTGACGGAGTAACGGCACTTTTGGTGTTAGTTGTGCTTGAGCCTGGCTGAACAAAGTGTGGGTTAGTGTCTAGGAATTCTTTGACCAGCTGGTTAACCGTTATGGCTTTACCGCTATCATCGTATCTAACACTGCCATCCTGGGCCAGTACTTCAACTTCACCTGTTTCACCTAGTCTGACTTGGCCGCTTAATAGTGCTTTAACTTGCTCTGGAGCAACTGCTCTATTTTTTGCTGCCGCATCAAGCAAAGGTGAATTTACCTTATACTCTGTGATAACTTTATCTCTTTTACGGATCTCGTCATCTTTTTTTGCAGCAAGTTCTTGCAGAGTCTTTTCAAATTCACCTCTTTTAATTTGCTCTTCCTGCTTGCGTTGTTCCGCTTCAGTTTTAAGCTGACGTAAATCTTCAATGTCTCCTAACTCAGCAAATTGACGTTCATACTTTGAAGCGAGACTTTTCTTAAGTCCTGCCATATGATTATCAAATTCTTCTTGAGTATATGTCTTGCTAGCCTGTTCCTGAGTTTGGGTGGCCCCAGTAGCCGTAGTATCCATGATTTCTTCGCTCACGTAACGAACCTCCTATGAGTATGTTTTTGTAATGTTATTTATGCAATACAAGTAATAACAGTTATTTTGTGGATCTTTTGCGTCTTTTCTTAACAATTCTTGGATTATATGTGCCTCTAAAGATGCCCATTCCTCTGTTAAAACTATTTGAATAAGGTGAACGCGAACGCCCACCTCTTCTAGCGTATGCAAAGCCCGCTCTGTGCCCTCCACAACCAGCCTTGCATACGCTGCCTCTAAACTTAGCCATTACTTTTTGTAACCGCCTTTTTTCTTTTTCTTCTTCTTATAAGCCATGACTATTGCCCTCCCTTGTGTAGTTGCAGCCGCACGAGTTGAATATATCTTACCCGTGGTTCCCCACCTGTATCCACCTGTAACTTTACGCACTGGCATCTTGATGTGTCCAGCCTTGTGCCATCAACGCCATATGTTCTTCTTGGCTCTGCACAATTCTTTGTTCGCCTTCTGGTGAAGTCATAACGTGTATTTCAAACTGTTCACTGTATATTTCTTGATAGATAGTGTTCATAGCCATCTCATCATCAATTACTGCGTCAGCTATCTGTCTTTGTAGTTCACGTTTGAATGTTACACTGCCTACGTTTGCTTCACTTGCTTTCATGTAAAGTTCTAGGTCATTGCGAGCATCACGTAGATTGAAACTGTCTGGATATTCAATGTCGCCATCCCAACGATAGCCCATATACTCTGCCCATAACTTCCAAATCTGTTCTTCAGCAAGTTCTAAGCTGTCACCCTTTTCACTTAGGCGTGCGTTCAGCAGTTGGAATTCTGTTTCCATTGCTACTCCGCTCATTGTGCGACTTACTGTGGCTCTAACGGCACCTGTGTTTGCCATCTTGTCAATGCTTTCAACAGTTTGGTTGATTGCCGCAAGTATCTTGTCAACACTAGCACCTTGGAAGTCTAACACGTATGGCTTGAGTCCTGGATCCATGTTCTCTGGCATATGTATGATTGCACCTGCACCAACGCCTGCATTTGTTTCTGGTGTCTTAACTAAACTTGGGTGCGAATCAAGTCTAATGCTTTGTTCAATTTCACTTAGACTGTTGTAGATGCTTTTTTGTCCGCTTGCAATGTCAGCAATGTCACTAACACCAATGCCACGTATAATTGAACGTTGGTTATAAGCAATTACCGCAGGTATCTTGCCAAGTCCGTTTGGCTCAACCATTTGTTCTTTAACATAGTTATTGCCTTCATCAATTACAGTTGTGCGAATAAAGTCTGGTGTCCATTCTTTACAGGTTGTGATTTCACCATTTACGTCTTCAATGTATTTGAAATAGTCAAGTGTGTAACGCCCGTTTGGCATACGCTGCCAGCTCCAGTCTAGTACCACAAGAGGTGATAGCATTGACACATATGGACGGACGCCCGCTTCCATTTCATCACCGCGAGTCTGTGCACCAATGTCTGGCTTTGCACAAACAATCCAAGCGTGTCCAAATATACTTGCGTAGGTTGAAACATCTTTCATAAAGGCGTTAAAACTGCGTCCGTCCATATCCGCATCATAAAGGAAGTCTTCAAGTTCTGGTAAGTTCTCTATACTTCCGTAATTTCTTGTAGGTATTTGTCTAAACAAGAAACTGTTGTAAACACTAATAACACTGTTGCAGTGATTTTGTAGTGGTGTGCTTTCAATACGTGCGGCATATTCGCCTGCGCTTTCATTTACATAACGTGTTAAATGTCCAGCGTTCTTGTATTCTTCACCGCCAATGTATGATTCAAACATGAATTGCCATTGATCTTTGTATTGTGTGTAAGTTGTGTTGCCTGCTAAAAATTTACCAGCATCATCTATAATTTGCTCTATTGCGTCCATTGAATTTCCTTAATATATCTTATGACCCCAAGATCCTGCAGGTGGCGTTTGAACTTGTCTACGTATTGGATACAGGAATGCAACCATATATGATATCGCATCAAACATATGGTCCTGTCCACTATCTTTGTCTGGCACTTGCGTTCCTTCTTTGAAAGTATGCTTGTCCAAACTATTTATCGTGTGTTTACAATTTGGTGCTATAAACAAGTGATTTGCGCCATCTGCTGCGCGGAACCTGGCGTTAATTGCATTAATTCTGTCTTTGACAGGATCATGTTTGCGAGGTGCTTTAACTACAAACCCTCTATTTTGTAGTATTGAGTGGTCTGAACGTCCACCACTAGACGTTTGTTGTCTTGAACCACTTGGATCTGGATACACAAACACCTTTGAACGAGGATATCTTGATTGTATTTCATCACATATCTCGTCAGTGTTTGATCCAAATATTTGTATTTCATCTATGGCATAAAGTTTTTCACCTTCCTGTACTGCTATGCTCGCAACTAGAGGACTGCGGTTAAAGTCCATGCCCACATGAATAATATCTGTGCGAGGATCTGGGTGAACTTTTACGTTTGCTTCACGTTCAAATGCCCATGCCACACGGTTTTCATAAGTTTCAAACGTAGCCATAAACTCTTGTTTGAATTGACGTTCACTCATGTCTTGTTTGGCTGCTTCAATTTCTTTTGCGGTAACAAAGCCACCTTCTAGTGTGGTATATTGAAACGCTGCCCAGTCTTGATGTGTTGGATCTTTTGCAAATACATATAAGTCATAAAACGGATTGCTTTTGCCTTTGGGTGTACCAATAAACAATGCCCCACCTTGTCTGTCAGCTAGGGCTGGGCGAACAATTTCACCCCATAGACTTTCAAGTTTACTTTCAGCAGCTTCATCTATTACTGCAAAGTCCAAGCTGACTCCACGCAATTTGTCTGGATCTTCTGCGCCTTTTAGACTTATGGTTGATCCATTCTTGAGTAGTATTGAAAGTTCTGATTCGTTTATTTTCTTTGCCCATTTTAGATCCAGTAGACGTCTTTTGAGTGGCTTCCACAGAATCATTTTAGCCGCTCTATAACTTGTGGTAATGTAAAAAATCTCCTGATCCGGCATTCTAGCCCTATAACAGATTTCACGCATTGATAGATAGGTTTTACCAAAGCGTCTACCTGCGACAACTACTTTGAAACGACTTGGGTCACCTGCAATTTTCTGCTGTGGATCACTTAGTTTCAAATAACTCTCCAAAGGTGTTGTTAGTGTCCGCAGTGTTCCAAGCAGCTATTCTAGATTTGGCTATTTCAACATAAGCAGGATCTAGTTCACAGCCAATATAAGTGTGTCCAAGTTCAACTGCTGCCATACCTGTGCTGCCACTACCGTTGAAAGGATCTAACACTGTTGAGTTTGGCGGGGTTACTAGTTTAATAAGATACTTCATCAGTTCAACTGGCTTTACAGTGGGGTGGTTGTTGCCTACTTTTAGACTTTGTTCTCTAACAGCGTTATAATCTTTACCAGCGTACTCATCATTCTGGTTATATGCTGTGTCATACATACCATCTGGGTTAGTTGGAATCTTGCTTGTGTCAAACCCT